GGCGATGGTCGTATCAAATCCGAGTTCTAAGGTTTCGGCTAAATCTAATTCCCTGCGGCGCTCTTTGAGAATATCCTCTAAATCGCCCCCAGTTTGGGCGATTACCTGCGTGATAGAGGTAAATCCTGCTTTTATGGCCTCCTTGTGCGCAGCTACCTCATTTTGCGGGTCGACCCACTGCCACCCCCTCGCCGTAAACTTTTCTCTGTGGTAGTGGGCAGGGTTCAAGTCATAATTTTTTAGGGCAAGCCGCCCCGACAAAACGGCGGTCTGCAACCAGATTTTATAAATCCTTTTGTGCAGGTTTTTGATTAGCCAATCCTGCAAAATTCTATAGTTATCGCGCTCCTCAATTAAACTTGTCCGGGCTGAAGAATACGAAGTATTCGAGTAGTCGCGGCTTAAACTTTCGTAAGAAAGCCCGAGACTTGCCGCAACACCGCGCAGCATCATTCTTACAAACGGGTCAAAACCCTGATTAGGTCTGGTCGGGGCAAATCCCGAAAAAGTCTCCCCTGGGGCTAAAATTTCTATAGCCCCAGGTTCCAAATTGTACAATCGATTGCCCGCTTCAACCCCTTGGGATAAAGTATCGCCATCCGAAGTTTGGATAAATCCCATTACGGCTGCTTGCGCTCGGGCGGCAATTAGTTCGGCTTCTTCGTAGCCCCCCATATTTCGCATTCGCATCAAAGCGGCGTGAAACCACGGAATCCCTCGGGTTTGCCCTGGGCGATCGCACAAAAACAAGTGCAAAATCTCCTCAGCAGGGATTCGGAGCAATCGACTATCGGCGTAGCTTTGACTAAATTGGTAATCCCCTGGATGATACGGGTAAAGCCAATAGGCAAGCGGTCTTTGCCAATCATCTACCTCTACCCCCATCCTGATTTTCCCTACCGTTCCCTGCCCGACTGAGTAATCGTCACAAAGTTGGTCGGCTTCAATTATTTCTAGAGCCAGAGGCACTGGGCTACCCCAAAAAGACTTTTTTACAATCCTGATTAAAACTTCTCCCGATTCTACTAGGGAGCGCATTACTAATCTCTCAATATCACTAAAGCACAACCGACCTGCGGTGTGGCAATAATAAGCGTCGTTCCACTCCAGCCAAGCCTCTTCAATTAATTCGTTAATACGGTCATCATAGGCTTGGCCACGTTGTTTTCTTACTTGAGACTGGAGTTTAATCCCCTGCCCAACTACGTTGTTGACAATGGTGCGCACCGCTCCTTTAGCGTAATCGTTGTTGCGGCAAAGGTCGCGGCTTCGATTTCTTAAGGGGCGCAGGGCGGTTAGAATTTCGGAATCGGCAGAGGCACCAGAAACCAGCCAATCAGAATTAAGCCGATTAAATACTGCCCCTTGATAAGCTCGGGTTTTAGGTTTTTCTTTTCTTCCTCCTCTTAACCAATCCCACAAACTCATCTACCTAAACCTCACGTATAACTTTCTTGAATCTCCAAACCCTTGGGCAAGGCTTTCGGCGGCTTTTTCTCTAGATAGTTCTACCTTTAACTGGTCGCGAACGGACATCAATTCACTCATACTCATTCTAGCAAGATTTCTCCCTTTAATGCTGTAGGATTGCACAGCCCCACCGTCTAGGATTGTTTGGATAGCTGCGTTAACTGCGTCTAAAAGTTTTTGTGTACTTGTTCGGGCATCGGTGGTGTCGGAAATTTCAGCAACTACTTTTAGCGTGCCAGCAAAAATAAATTTAGTGTACCCTCCTACTGTGGCGTGAAGGTGGTAGTAGTAGTCTCCTGCGCTCAGGGCTTGGGTAGTGGCACTATCAAGGACAGTCAAAAAGTCGCTATCTGATTGTGTTGAGATTACCTGAAAATCATCCCCCTCTCTACCAAATTTCCAAGTCAAAGTATCTACGGCAGGGTCAAGGGTTATTGCTTTGCCCTGCGCATCAGTAATAAAAATATCCCTAGATATCCACGCAACGTGATCGCCGACAACAATTTGAAAGGGAATGTTTAACAGCATAATAATACACCTGTTTATTTTAGCTTAACATCTTGCTTACCATCTCTGAGCAAAATTATTTCTAGAGCGATTAGCATTAATCCACTTCTTAGGCGTCTCGGGTTGGACTTCGGGTTCTTTGTCTTTAGAAACCAGACTATTAAGTACAGCTTTAAAATTATACCGAGCTAACCCCGCCCCAACCGCAGCAGCATAGGCATAGACAAGAGCGTCAAGGGCTTCGTTACGTTTCTTAACTTTAATCCACTCTTGCTTAGGATACCCTTTCACATAGCGAGTAATCTGCTTTTCTGCGGTTAGCTGATCGTAAAATTCCTCTGGTATTCCCAAAGGAAAATGCACGTAACCCGCCCCCTTGACAGTAATCCTGAGCCGCCCGTAGAAGATTCCCTTAATTACGTCAGTTCCTATCGGCCACAACCTAACCCCTTTTTTAATTTTCTGCCCTTTATAGTTGACTTCTTGGTAAGTAGGAGTTCCTAAAATAGGTCGTCCTGGGGTACTCATTCCCTTTACGGCAAAAAGGTTTTTAGCTGAATTCCGAACATAGTTATAGACGGCTTGCGGCTTAAAGCCCGTATCAATTGCGGCGGCGGTAATTTTTAGGTCAAATCCTAGGGCATGGTGATAATCGCCATCTAGGATTAAATCCAATTGCTTCCAGACCTCCTCTGCCTCTGGGTCGCCATAGAGTTCAATCCAGTAAATCAGCCAGCTTTCCTCTCCCTCCCCAAAAGCCCATACTGCCACCGCCAGCCTATCGGCTTGCACATCTACCCCCGCCGTCAGCAGCAACCCGCCCTCTGGTACGGTCAAGACTTGATAGGGTTCCGCTCGGGCGGCAAGCATGTGCCATTCTAATTGATTCCCCTCTTGCTCCTCAAAGGTTTCGCCTAAACTGGTATTAGTCCAGACTTTAAGTAACTCGGGGTTGTCTTTGGCTTTGATAAAGTCAGTTACGACTTCCCCAAATTTTCTCCACGGAGAATACAGTTCATTAAGATGAAATCCTGCAATATTGCTTTCCGCTGTAGCTACCCACCTCCCCCGCTTGAGCAGGTCGGGTTTGTCGCCGTTCTCAATTTTGCCTTGGCACGCCTCGCACTCATACCAAGCCGTCTCTTGTTGATTTTTTTCCCATTGCACTTGCCGCCATTTTAAATACTGTTCTTGTCCGCAGTGGGGGCAGGGGACAAAATACCGCCTTTGGTCACTCTTCTCAAACCAATATTCTATTCGACTAGCCCCCTTAATTGTCGGGGTAGATACGATTAATATCCTTCGATTCCAAAAGGTGGTAGTCCTTTTTATTGCCAGAGCCAGAGGGTCTCCTTCGTTACCCGCACTGAACGGGTAACGGTCAACCTCATCAGCAATTATTATTCGTATCGGGCGGCTTGCCAGAGACGCTGGACTATTAGCACCCGCAAGCGTTATATGCCCCCCAGGGAAATTTTTGTGTAGTAGGGTATTGCCTGAAACTCTTGCTCTCGGGTCAATTAAACCTTGTAGGGCAGGGCTGTCCCGAATCATCGGGGCTAAACGGTCTTTACTCCAAACCTCCGCCATTTCAAGGGTTGGATTAAGTACCAGTATTGGACTTGGTTCGTGATGGATAAAGTAGGCCGCAGTGTTTAACCCAATTTCAGACTTGCCGACCTGTGCGCTGCTCATCACGACCACAATTTCATTTTGATTAACCGCATCCATTATTCCGCGTTGGTATTCAGCCCGGCTCGTTCTCCACTGCCCTGGTTCTGCGCTTGCTTCGGGGCTTAACTTCCTGTGTTTGTCCGCCCAACTGCTCGCCGTCAACCGTGGCGGCGGACTGAACTGTTTCGCCGCCGTCTTCAACAAATCGTGAGCTGTTAACAAATTTTCCACTACTTAATTCTGCTAAAAGTTCATTTATTTCTTCTTCCAGTCTATTCTGAAGTTTAATCGGGTCGCTAATTCCTGCTAATTCGTAAGCTAATTTACTAGGCAATCCTAATAACTTGGTTTTAGTCGCTACAACGTAATTACTCCATACACTGACGACCTCTGCACTCCTTACCAATTCACCTTTGGTAACTGCTAATTCTAGCTCTAATCTCTCTGTTTGTGCCTCTGTCAGCTTTAATTTTGCTTCTTCAAGCGTTTTTGACCTAATAGCTGCTGTTCCTGCGTGTTCCTTCAAAGTGTGGCATATCGCCTTAATGCCCTCTATCTCAGAGGGATTTTTGGGAACCCAGCCCTTAGACTGCCAATCT